ATCAGACGCTCGTCAACAAGACTGTGAACCTGGGCCTCAACTGGTCCCAGTCTGGTTTCTTCCCTCAACTCGCCCCCTTGCCAGCCAGCAACGCCTTTACGTTCCTCACGACAGGCATCTACAATATACGCGGGACCCTCTCGACGACCGGCTCCAACGTCTTTTCCGTGACGCTCAGCAACGCCACGGTCGCCAACGTCATCACGTGGAACACCACCCAGTCGCGCAGCCCCACCATCAACTTCACATTGCCCGTCCACATCACGAGTCAGACCGATCAGTACCGCATAAGCGTGGAGACCGACACACCCGCGACCCTCGCACCCGGCGCCACGTGGTTCGTCGTCGAGCAGATTGGCGTGCCGACCGGGACCACCACCCAGCCAAACAGTTTTAAAAAGAACGGTCTGCTTTTCTTGGGGAATGTTTTGTCGACCGTGGGGCAGTCCACCACCCCCTTGGCTACTCAATTGAATTTTTCACAAACTTTTTCTTCAAGAGGAACATCGCGTCACGTGTCGGTCACACCCGGGGGGAACATCCAGTTCTCAAATGTTGGTGCGTACAAGTTTCAGGCTTATTTTGAGACGGCCAACGCCTACGTCACCAACCTGGCCATCTTCCAATCCACGAGCGACGCGCGCCCAGCCACACCCGTGTACCAAGTCTCGAGCCCTCTGAGCATCGGCACGGTCGGCCCGTATACCATCGACGTGATCGCCCAGTGTAACGACACGTCCAACGTCTTTTTCATGGACGTGACCACCGTCAGCCCCGGTGGAGCCTCCAACGTCACAGCCAACGCGTTCGTCACAGTGGTGGGTGTCACCGCCCCGACCCCAAACACCTTCGAATACGTGGACTCGGTCGGCACCTACATGATCGAGAGCGCCGAGCTCCGTATCGGTGGCCAACTCATACAGACCCTGACAGGCGAGGCGATCGAGATCTACAACGATCTCACGGTCCCACAAGAGAACCAGCCGGGCCTCAAGCTCCTGACCGGTAAGCTCGACACGACGCAGTCCACACAGGACCGAACCTACTACGTCAATTTACCTTTTTTCTTTTACGGAAATTCTGAACTCTCCGTGCCCGTGTGCTCGCTGGCCCGTCAGGACATGGAAATTTACTTTAAATTTCGGGACTTCCGGTCACTTATCTTGACTTCGAGTCAGGTGACCCAACAGACCATCGACGCGTCCGTGATCGTCGAGTACGCCTACTTGTCCAATCCCGAGGTTAACTGGATGAACAGCCACGTGCTCGATTATATAATCCGACAGACACAATACAAGAGTTATAACCTCGGGGAGAGCACGGTCGTCGACCTCGAGTTTCAAGGCCCGGTCCGTGAGATTGCGTTCGTCATACAGGACTCGGCCGCCCCGCCATACTCGTACGTACGGGACCAGGGTATAGGTCTCAGTATGACCTTCAACGGTGAAGATTTCTTGGACCAGGGTACTTCTGACTTTCACTTTATGAACTTGATCGCGCCCCTCGAGCGTCACACGCGCCAACCGGACCGGGTCGTTTACCTCGTGCCCTTTGCCCGTAGACCCCAGGACCCCCGCCCGTCGGGTTCGATCAACCTGAGCCGAATCAACCAAAAGAAATTTCAAGTTTTCCTCCCGGGAACCACGTCACTGGCCACTAAACAACTTAGGGTTCTGGCCTCTTCATATAATATACTTCGGGTGTCGGACGGGCTGGCCGGGCTGATGTATGAGTAGGGAGGTCCATAAATTCAATAGAGTTCCACTACGTGAAATTTATTGGATTTATGGGATCCAGACAGAACTTCCGGACGTAAAAGAGGGGGCCCTGCGGGCCCCTTCCAGTCTTTTTTTAGACCCAAAAGGTAGGGAATGGCCGGCCGCCAAGTTCTTGCTCAGCTTGGCCGCAACGACGTCGTCCTTTCGGGTCAGCCGGACATTACATATTTCAAAGAGGAATACAGGGCCCAGGGTCTCTTTGCGACTCGTGTCATCGATGTTCAGTTTGAGAGCCCGCCCGCCTTTGGCTCTGACGTGACCGTCGATCTTCCCCTTAACGGCGACCTCATCACGGCCATGTACGCGCGCTTCGACATTGCCGCACCCCCCGGCACCTCCTTCTACGACTCTGCCGGTGCCCTCATGATCGAACGTGTGGAGCTCTACACGGGCTCGCAACTCATAGAGCGTCTCTGGGGTGAATACATCACTCTCATCAACGAAGTTGAGGTGCCCGCGGGCCAACAGGGCGGCCTCACGAATCTCATAGGCGGGACCCTTCTGACCGGCACGAACGCACCCCTTAGCCGGTACACCGTCCCCCTGCGCTTCTCGTGCCTGGAGCACGGCCTCCCGTGCGTCCCCGGCCTCAAGTGCCGCGTCATCCTGCGCATCCCGTCGTTCTTCAGCCCCTCGGGCGACGTCCACATCCCCCTCACTTTCAAGCTCCTCACGGAGTACGTGTTCCTGGGTCAGGCTGAGCGCGAGTTTATAAGCAAGCGCGGCCCCACCATCTACCTCGCCGAGAATGTGGAACGGGCCCGCTTCATCGCACCGGCCGGCACCTCCAACGTCCGGTGCGCCACAAACTTCCTCCACCCCGTCAAGGAGCTCTTTTTCACCATCCAGAATCAGGGGGCTAATGGATTCGATTACTATCTCGACTCATCGAACGTGAACGGCCTCTCCAACCTCAACCAGCTCCAGTCGATGGGCATGTATTTCAACGAGGCTCAGCGCCTCGACCCCGTCATAGGGACCTACCTGTTCCTAGGTACGGCCCAATTCATAGAGAATCATACACGTGTGCCGAGCCGCCCCTTCTACATGTACTCGTTCTCACTGGACCCCGAGTCTCCCAGACCCTCGGGCGCCGTCAACTTTGGCCGGATCAAACATCAGTACTTTGATTTTTTCATGGCTCCCAGTGCCCAGAGCCGCGTGGTGTCCATATGGGCACGGTACTACCAGTTCCTCGAGGTCACGGGCTTCAAGTCGGCTCGCGTCCTTTTCGACAACATGGATGAAACTGGCCAAAGTTCTTTTATTTCTTAAGAGCAATGGATGACGTGTTCCTGCCCGTGCTCGAGTCTGCCATGGTCATAGCAGGTCACTACGCCAAGGCGTGCGGGCGGGACTGTGTGCTCGCACAGGACGTGTGTCTCGGGCTGAAGTTTGCAGCCCGGCACGTCGTGGGTAAACAGATTGGTTCTTTCTTTCCTGAGATCTATGAAGAGTCGGAGTCGGAGTCCGGGTCCGAGAGTGAGAGTGAGAGCGAGTCCGAGGAGCCCACATGGTCCCGCTACGAAGGGCCCGACGAGAAACTTCGCCTCGTCAACGAGTGTGCGGACACGTGGGACGCGTGGGAGCCCGAGACGCCCGCCGAGCGCATACTCAAAGGTGCCGTGGAGAAGGCGGCGCTGGCTGTGTGATTTTCCCCAAAGGGGAAGAGGAGTGTTTTGCAAACCGGACCACTCACCCTCCACAAACAATAAACTTTTCTAAAATTCTGTTTTTTTTCAGACTGATTTGGAAAATAGAATAATACTCCTCTTCCCGATCGGGGAAAGTTAAAAAAAATAGACCAGGGAATAATAGATATGAAATGCGAGGTTGACTGGTGCCAAGACCGTCCGTGCCCTCCGTCGGTCCGGTGCCGTCACCACCTCGAGGACGGCCCCGCCCTAAAGTTTTTACCCAGGAACGTTGGGGAGGGGGGGTCCCCGGGCCCTCAGGGGAAATTTTTTATGTTGGTGACTGACAAGGATGGCAACGATCAATTGTCCGAAGTGTCAGAAGGTCTTCACGCATGCCAAGTACCTATCGAAGGCTAAAGAGCATCTCGATAGGCATCTGGCACGCAAGAACCCATGTGACGGCTCGGCGACTGAGTACGTGTACGAGCGCCGGCGCTCAGGGACGGCGCCCAACATCGAGACTCTGGACCTCACGGGACTCGTCGAGGCTCTCGATGGAAACATACGGTTCTGTCACGTGACGAGTTTCGTGTTTAGGTTCCTCAATGACCGGAACAAGTTTGCAGTCGTGCCGAACGTCAAGGTGAATGAAGTTTTCTATGTGTCAGACGGGTCGTTGATGTGCACAAGGGTATCGGAGTTCGTGATCGAGTTCTGGCACAAGGTCATGGTCACGCAGGTCAACCCCGTGCTTCAGGCGCGGTGGCCGCGGTTCGCAGAGTGGCGGGCCTGGCTCGCGAATAATTACGTTTTCACAAATATGAAATTGACCCAAATCAATATATTTCTGGCCTCGGACGTGTACAAACAGATGAAGTCCGCGATTCGGGGCCACCTCAAGACGATGACACGTGAAGAGAGGTTCAGGACCAGGTCAAATATGGGGAGCGACGAGGCCGAGCATCGGAGGGTCGCGTTCCAAACGGTCGAATGATTACCCCCGAAAATCATATGGAGGGGCCTGAGCCCTGGGACCCCCACGACTGCGCACCGTGGGTGCCGATCCAGGACCCCGTTCCATTTTCAAAAACAGAATTTAAAATTTTTAAAATTTTAGATTCTGAGGAGGATGAGGAGGACGAGCCGATGTTTGACAAGGTCAGGTGGTCGGCCATCCCGGACGAGAGTGACTTTGAGGAGGAATAAGGGCGTCCGAAGGACGGCCGCCGCGGCGCAGCCGCTTGTATGAGACCCCTAGAGATCCATGGAGCCGTGCTTCGCACCAGTTCATGGATCTCTAGAAGCGGCTAGCGCCGCGGCGGGGTCCTCCAGACCCCTAGAAACTTTTTCGACGCCCCTAATATAATGGACTCTCTTGCCGTTGTTACCCCAGGACTCGTGCTCAACGCCATCGCCCTCTCGTGGATCCTCAGCCTCGAGCGCAAGGGGTGCCAGTGCGGTGCCGATTGGCGCCGTCAGTACCTCAAGTACTGGTACGTGTTCGCTCTGGCTGCACCGCTGCTGTTCGTCGTGATCAAGGACGGCAAGTACCTGATGCCGTTCGCGGGCCTTCTCGGCGTCGCGGGCCTGCTGGCCTTTGGCGCGCTCGTGAGCTTCCTGTGGGACATCGAGAGCCGCCCGTGCGAGTGTGCCCAGGACTGGCGTGAGAAGCTGGTTCTGCTGACGACGGCGCTCGGCATCATCGGCGCGGTGGCTGGTGGCGTGATGGCGGCGAGACGCTCTTAGGCCGCTCCAGAGAGTTTCATGGATTTCACCGAGTCGTGCTTCGCACCGGACGCGGTGGAATTCATGGAGTCCAGGGTCTCTCACCAGGGGCCTACGGCCCCGAGTGACTTTTTTTCCCCGCCCCTAGTATAAAATGGCCAGCACCCTTGTCTCCGCAGCTGTCGAGGTTGAGTCCTTCGCCCTGAACGCGATCGTTGGCTCCCTGTTCTTCACGGCCAGCCTGTCCATCCTGGACCTGGTCCGCTTCTGGGTCAGCATGCTCATCCAGGTCCCCAAGAACACCGGCTCGTTCTTCCTGATCACGGCCCTCCTGACGACCCTCCTGGCCGTCCTGGGCTTCATGCTGATCAAGTTCGCGGCCCGCAACGTCACGATCCAGAAGCCTACGGCAGTCTACGCCGTAACCAGATAAGCCTGTTTACGCTGCGTAAAGGTCCTGCACCGGGTTAGGCCGTATGAACGTCTTGTAACCCCAGAAACCCAATAACAAAAGTAAAACGAGGATGAATATCGTCCACTTGCCGAACGGCGTCTTTTTGGGCGGCGGGGGCGGTGGCGGCGGCTTGGCCTGCTCATCAAGCATGCGCTTGATTTCCAGTTCCCCAAGTCGTCGGCTCATGTCCTTCAGGTCCTCCTGCTCCTCTTCAGATTCGCGATCCCGAATGTGAAGTCTGAGAACGAATGCGTTCGTGTCCCAGCCCCTGAAGTTTACTGGATTGCCAGACTTGTCGACCCACCGGACCGTCAGACGCTGCAGGCTTGCGATGGGCTCGGGATACGTCACAGACACCGAGTAATCCTTGCACTCGTGGAAATTCTTGATACAGGCCGAGCCTACATCCATCATGACGGGGGCAAAGTTGCGGTTGGCGTTCGACCCTGTGATCGTGCCGTTCGCGCCGGTGATGGCGCCCGTGTCCACGTGACTGGGGGTCCTGAGCTCGTCGATGTCCAGAAAGATGTATTCGTTGAGAGACATATCAACGAGGGTGCTGGACCTGAGGATGTACTTGGTGGCGTAGGACGGGTCAGTAGGTCCTGCGAGGGCTGACGTGTGCGTCGTGCCCCGGGAAAGGCCGAGCATCTTGGAGAGTTCGGCCGAGTGTATGAAGATTGTGAAAGGGGTGGTGGAGCTGAAGAGAAAGTGGCCTTCGTCTGGGAGGTACTCGAGGGTCAGGGAAGTGGTGGTGAGCGCCTGCGCCAACCCGTAGACCGAGTAGAACCCTGGATTCATGGAGACGTTACTCGAATTGATGCTGATTACGTTGGAGCCTGCAGTCATGTTGAAGACGGTATTCGGGACGCGCGCACTGACCAGGTCGACACGCTCAATGTCCTTTATCGGCGTGGTCAGGTGGATGACGTAGCTGTTCCCTGAGGGGTACAGTTGGACGTCACGGTTCTTGGAGTCTGCGAAGAGCAGTCTCTGAGTGCTCATTCCTGAATTAGGTTGGGAATTTTAAAGGCCTGCAGCGGCGAGTCTCTCGGTCAGCATTTCTATAGTCGTCTGTTGGCTCTTCACGAGCGCGTGAAGTTCCTTGAGTCCCCCGAACCCGACCGCCATGAGGTAGTCGTGATTTAGGAGGCGTGAATCGTCAACCTCGGGACCCACGACGAATAGTTTGTCCTTCGGGACCTTTTCGAATTTAACTTCCAAATTGTCGGCGTCAATGACCCGGACGATATCGATCTTGGTCTTGCCGTTTTCCAGGTCCACGACCTCGAGCTTCTTTTCGGTCGTTAGGCCGTGGTTCGTCACGGTGATTGTAGATTCGGTGAACGCATCGGCTTGTTTGTAGATTGTTGGAACAACATCTGTGTTCTTCCCAACGGCGTCCGGAACAACCTCCTCAACCTCCTGAGCGAAGAAACCAATCTTTTTGTTGGCGCTCTTTTCGATCTTATCGATCCATGAGTACTGATGGACCTGTATTTTATCGACCAAATTGAGGTACGGTTCGGTCGGTGGTTCTTCAAGAACCTTGGCGCGACGGTCAGAAGTCACGACGATACCAGTTGTCGATACAACGTCGCCCTGTGCATAAATAGATATACCGAGATTTCCCGGGTTGGCCTGGGTCAATACAGTTGTTGTGTAGTTGAAGTATCGAAACGCGACGCCGTTGAGCGAGACTGGTGACGTTGCTACATGAAGGGGATATGAAGGACGCGACGTCCCGATGCCGACGCCGCCGCTGTCGGATACATACAAAAGAGGCTGCAATGCACCACTTGCCGTTCCATCGGCGTAACACAGCGCGACACCGCCATTCACACCGGGGTTCACGAATGATCTAAGACCTCCGCCAAACGCGTAAGTAGGGGTGGCATAAGACGACTGGACCTTGATGTCTCCGTTATAGACGGTAAATGTAGCCGTAGGACTCGCCGTCCCGATGCCTACGTTGCCCGTAAAGTTCGAGGTTCCGGTGACTTGTAATTTGTTTCCATTATCGGATGTGGCCCCTATGACGACGCTGCTACCATACGGCTGCAACAAAAGACGGTAAGCGGACGTACCTATAGCTGTAGAGGAACCACCTGCATAACACTGTATATAAGAACCGTTAGTTCCATTGGTACCGTCTTGACCGAGTGTCATATAAACGTCGTTGCTACCCAAGGCAGCGAGTCGAGAGCCGGTCGCCGCCGTATAAACCGTCAAGGGGGCGACGGGCGTCGCCACACCGATGCCGACGTTTCCGTCATAGCGGATCGTCACGCGATTTCTGGCGGTGCCGTCACTCGTGTAACTACCAGCAGCCGTAGGTATACCTAGAATTTGAAAGTCGACACCCGCTCCAACAGTGGCGTTATTTATTGTGTTAAGAACGTATTTGTAGACTCGGTCATTATCACCCGACGCGCGCGTTCCGGACCCAATTTCCAGACCGACCTGACTAGTTGTTCCGTAAAATATATCATTGGTAACAGATGCAAAAGCGTTTGCGTATGGCGTGGCGCGGTTCGTCGCAGTATTCGCCGGTCCCGAAACCTGGAGGGCCGTCTGAGGCCCCGTCGTCCCCACCCCTACATTCCCGTTCGCCCCCACGAAGAGAGCCGTGGACCCGGTGGTCGTCTGGGCGCTGAACACGTTGCCCGTGCCGAACTGCCTCACGGTCAGTGCGTTCGATGAAACTGCATTGCCGGTCACTAGGACCGCGGACGAGTTTATCAGGGTCGGA